TTCCCACAAGGGTTTTCTATCTACAACCTACAAGAGTTCTTGGGTGCAACTTCTTTATTGGAAGACCCCGATTACCAATTTAACGAGACGAATTTGAGTGTGTCTGATACAGACTCATCTATGTCTTACTTCTATGCAAGTGAAGGAATGGTTATCACACCCGAGAAAATGGTGACCATGCCCGAGACTGAAATAGAATTCAGTATCACTGCAGACTTATTACAAGACTTGCAGAAGGCAGCAAGTGTACTGGGTGTAACAGATTTAATCCTAGAATCGGATGGAACTAATCTTACACTTACAGTGAGAGATAAAAAGAATTCAACATCGAATGCATTTTCTAGAATCGTTGGACAAGGAAATGGTAAAAAGTTCGAGATGTATTTCAAAATTGAAAATCTAAAAGTACTACAAGGTAACTATGATGTTGCAGTATCTTCTAAAGGTGTATCACACTTTAAGAACAAAGACATCGACCTTGAATATTTTATTGCATTAGAACCCGATTCAAAATATGACATCTAATATAAATAGTATTAAGACGAGAATAAGTGTGAGTGTTATGCCAGTCTCTGTAATACCCACGGGAGTCACTATATCTCATCAAACCTCTAGGGTTAGTGACACAGTAAACTCGGTGGGGAGTTTACACCTATGAATCAAGAATTTCTATGGGTAGAAAAGTACAGACCCAAATCTATTGAGGAATGTATTCTACCCGAATCAATCAAACAAAGTTTCCAAGAGTTTGTTGGACAGAATCAGATACCGAATCTTTTATTGAGTGGTACAGCAGGAGTCGGCAAGACAACAGTTGCAAAAGCTTTATGTAATGAACTAGGTGCAGATTTTATCGTCATAAATGGTTCAGATGAGGGAAGACTTATCGAAACCTTACGAGTTAAAATCAAGAACTTTGCATCAACAGTATCTTTATCGAATTCCCCAAAGGTAGTCATACTGGACGAAGCAGACTACATCAATGCAGATTCTGTTCAACCCGCTCTTAGAAATTTTATTGAAGAATTCAGTAACAACTGTAGATTTATATTCACTTGTAATTACAAGAATAGAATCATTGCACCATTACACTCAAGATGTGTAAACATTGATTTCAAAATTACAAACGATGATAAACCAGTTCTTGCATCACAGTTCATGAAACGTGTGGAGAATATACTAGGTGACGAACAGATTAAGTTTGAACCACCAGTAGTTGCAGAATTGATATTCAAGTTCTTCCCCGATTTCCGAAGAGTGTTGAATGAACTACAAAGATACAGTGTGGCAGGTGTAATTGACAGTGGAGTATTGTCAACACTTGCAGATGAAAAATTAACACCACTAATATCATGCATCAAAGAAAAAAGATGGGGTGACATGAGAAAGTGGGTAGGACAAAATTCAAATCAAGACTTCTCAGTGTTATTCAGAAAAGTATTCGATGCACTTGAAAAACGATTAATACCCGAATCAATTCCAGCAGCAGTGTTAGTGATTGCAGACTATCAATATAAGAATGCATTCTCAGCAGATGCAGAGATTAACTTTGTTGCATGTATGACAGAACTCATGACTGAGTGTAAATTCAAGGAGTAACTATGGGAGAATTTGACTATAAAGTAGAAAGACAAAGACGTTTATTGATAGCTGAAGAAATGAGAGATACAGTTACACAGATACACGTCCACCGTTTAAACTCAATGTGGTATGATGACAGACCCGAAGACACCAAAGATGGAAGTGTATGTGACACTGAATACATGGATGGTAGAATCGTTAGAGAAATCATGTCAACAGGAGAAAAAGTTACTATGGTCAAAGGAAGAGTTGGAGAAGATTTGATTCACCATGTAGAGAGACAACTACATGACAGAGGAGAATCACTTGAAGACAAATCCGTTTGATTATGTAAAAGCAGTATCGTCTACCAAGAAGGATATCATGGTAGATGATATATCTGAGAAACAATATACCCCCTTTTTAACAAACAAATCCTTATCGTATCATAGGGATTCTATTTACTTTGTACAGGAGATGAACACCTCTCACCACCTAGATAATCGTCTACAGTTCTCTTTTTTCCTAAATACTCTTCGTAGTAAACAAAGGTTCTCCAAATGGAGTAAACCCTACATAAGTAAAAAGATAGAGGTAGTTAAAGAATACTATAAGTGTAATGACAACAAAGCACAAGAATACGTAGATATTTTGACTGACTCTCAAATAAAAGAATTGAAGAAAAGAATGAATAAAGGTGGTACAAATAATGGATAGTTTTGAAGATATTCACAATCTAGTCGAGATAACTTTCCCCGAAAAAGATGACTTCTTAAAGATAAGGGAGACACTCACCCGTATAGGTGTTGCTTCTCGAAGAGAAAAGGAACTCTTTCAGAGCTGTCATATACTACACAAAAGAGGTAAGTATTATATCGTACACTTCAAAGAGTTGTTTAAACTAGATGGAAAACCTAGTACAATTGATGAAACAGATATCGGTAGAAGAAACAGTATTGTAACTCTCCTTGAACAATGGAAGTTATTATCAGTAGTAGATAAAGATAAGATAAAAGAACCTCTTACACCTTTGTCTCAGATAAAAATCATCCCGTTCAAACAAAAGAGTGAGTGGAAACTTACTTCCAAGTATAGTATTGGAGCAAAAGAATAGGAGAAAATATGTTTCAAGGTATAATAGATTTTGTTATGGGTATATGGAATTTGTTGATGATAGTCCCAGTGGTTATCTCAATTTGTTCAGTAATCGTAGCAATAACACCAACCCCACACGATGATAAGGTATGGGCAAAGGTGTATAAATACTTAGAGATTTTAGCACTTGCTATCGGCAAAGCTAAAGATAAGAATCCATTATTGGATAAGTAAATATAACTAACGTTAGGAGTATATTATGGAATATTTAATCGGAGTGGTATTATTGGGTGTCTTAGGATACGCAGTATACGAATCATTAAATAAAAGTGATAACAGTTCTACAGTAGTACCAGTATCAAAACCAGCACCTGTAAAAAGGAAAGCTGCAGTTAAGAAATCGGTACCACCAGTTGCAGAGTTGAAAACAATGACAAAGCAACAGTTAGTCGAGTTTGCAGACAAAAACAACATCAAAGTTGTGAAGTCTAAAACAAAAGCTGACATTATCAGAACTATTTCTTCAGCAAAATAAGAAGAACACACTTGAAGAAAGGGACTCACATGAGTCCCTTTTTTTTGCTTTGAAGAAATGAAGAAACGGATATTATTATAAATAACAGTATGGACTTTGTGTTTGAATTGATAAGTGAATTGGGATTTCCTATAGCAGGTGGAATTGTTATGGGAGTATTCATATTTGTTATCATCAAACAGATTCTACAAGGAATTGTAGACCAAATAAAAACACTAACAATGTTTTGTAAATCTCTAGAGAATCGTGCAAGAACGATGTCCAATGAGATGACAAAGATAGACATGTTAGTCTCATCAGCTCTCCAACTAAGACCCGATATTGAAAGGGTTGCACGTGCAGAGAACTTTATAGAAGATGGGAAACTAGATGTAAGGAGAGACTAGTGGACGAAATAAACATAGTCGAACTTATATCACAATATGGTTTTCCAATCGTCATGGCAGTTGGGTTAGGTTACTTTATATATTATGTGTGGTGGTTCATTGGTGAACACATAGAACCCGAAATTGAAGAGATGCATATGGCATTGATTCGTGTAATCGACCAAACTAGGATGTTAGACCAAGACCTTATACGACTAAAAACGAAAGTGGATGTCGTATTAGAATATAAGGAAAATGAAAAGAAAAAGGGTAAAGGTAAAACCAATGAAAAACGTAATTCTACTTAGTGGACTTCTTGCATTCAGTACAAGTGCAAGTGCAGACATAGTTCACAAATTCAAGAACCCCAGCTTCAGTGGGGTAGGTACAGGAGCTCATTATCTCACTATTGAGAACCAAGAGCATTCACGTAAAAAAGCAATAGAGGATGCTTTGGAAGCTGCACGTAAAGCTGCAGAGAGAGAAGCAGAGAACTCAACGCTTGCAAAATTTATCAGAAACTTAGAATCTAGAATCTACTCACAGTTTGCAAAACAATTAGTAGAGTCTATGTTTTCTAACGACAATCCAGCAGGTTTCGGGTCATTTGTACTTGAAGGAAACACCATCACTTGGGAAGTGATTGTGGATGAATCAGGTGCAGAATTTATTCAATTAACTATAGTAGCAGATGATGGTTCAGAGACAGTAGTTACAATTCCAGTAGGAACAGGTAATTTTGGTCAAGACCCCGATGGTGGTTAAAATGGTACGATATTTGCATGTACTACTAGGTGTCATTTTATTGACAGGGTGTGCGTCATTTCCACAATGGAGTCCAAACCCTCAAGATTGTAATGACATAGCTGGTAAGTACGCAGAAGGTTGGGATAAAGATTTTGATAATGATGGTGATGTCAATGACGATTTGTTGACCGTAGTCAAACAAGGTCACAATGAATACAAAAAAAGGATTGCACGAAAATATATTTGTGTTGACAATCCCGAAGTAGTAAGACTACCATCTTACATAGAACTTTTAGAACTACCACCAGCAAAAGAAAAACCAGTCATTGCAGTATATAATTTTTTAGATAAGACTGGTCAAAGAAAAGCAAGAGAAGGTATTGCCGACTTCTCTACTGCAGTCACACAGGGTGCAACCGAAATGGTTATTGATGCATTCAAGACAGCAGGTGGTGGAACATGGTTCCGTGTTGTAGAAAGAAATGGTATAGACAATCTCGTAAGAGAAAGACAAATCATTCGTTCTGCAAGACAAGATTATGCAAAGGCAACTGACACACAAGCAAAGGGTGTACAACCCCTATTATTCGCAGGAATAATAATTGAAGGTGGTGTCATAGGTTATGATACAAATCTTATGACAGGTGGACGAGGCGCACGAACACTAGGCATAGGATATGCAAAACAATATCGTAAAGATGTTGTTACTGTAAGTATGAGAGCAGTATCTGTTCTCACAGGTGAAGTATTATTAAACGTCCAAACACGTAAGTCAGTATTGTCTTACGGTTCTTCAGGTGACATCTTTAGATTCATCGAACAGGGAACGCAACTTGTTGAATATGAGGACGGAGTGGGAAATAATGAGTCGGTGACATACGCAACACGAACAGCTATTGAAGCTGCAGTGTTGGAATTAATATACCAAGGACACGATAGAGGTTTTTGGGTAATCGAGGATGGACATCGTCACCCTCATCAAGCAGATGGGACAAACGATTTACATTCTATAAACGAGGTAAACGAAAATGAATAAACTAATTAGTTTAATATTATTAATGTCGACAGCATTTGTTTTCGCACAAGCCACTGATGATAACGAAATTAAAATCACACAAACTGGTGATACATTAAAACTTTACATCGACCAAATCGGTTTTGGTAACAAAATCGGTGGAGACAATGGTGCTTCAGGTAGTGTATCAAGTGCAATGGCAATTACTGGTGCAAGTTTAGAGTTTGATTTAGATTTTAATGGTAACAATAATGCTCTATTCGGGCCTGTTACTGCAGATAGTTCATATTACAAGTTAGACTTTACAGGAGATTCTAACGTAATAGACTGGAAAATCGGTGATGTCGGAAGTTCAGACTCTTCAAACATTAATTTTGACGTA